TGGTTGGTTCTAGTACACCAGTACTAGCATTATACGTTGCCGTCGAAATTGTATGGGCTGACTCATTGATGTAAGAGTGTCCAGCACCAACATTCAATACAAGTTCACCTGTAGCAGCATTGTATGTGGATGTTGATATAGAACGTTCCTGTATTGTGGAAGGACCTACTCTTACCTCAAAGTTATTTGTAGTTGCAGAAACTATACCTAGATTAACGTTGTATGCTGGGTCTGTCTTACGAGGATAAGCATGAACAGTTGCATAGTTATCTTTAGCACACTTGAAGTTCAAAGAACCTTCTGCAATCTGAACCTGTTGAGTTGGTCTTTCGATTGCACCAGTTGTAGAATTTTGATACCAGTATGGGCCGTAGTCTCCACCACCAGTAATAACTGCATCAGTTCCAACACCAACTAGAGTGTATGGATAATCACCACCAGCAAGAACACCACCAACTGCCACACCTTGGTTTGGTATGAATTGATATATGTTTGCTCCACCAGTAGCTCCAACGTCAACTGTGAATATTGTACCAGCACAACTAACAATACTTACTGGTTTATCATAGTAAGGGTCTTGTGGTCTTGGATAGAAGTGACTGGTTTGGAAACCATCCTGTTCACATCTAAATCCAAGTGCGCCAGGTTTGAACTTGATACTCTCTCCAACTTGGAAACCATGTAGTCTGTCAAGAGAGACAGTCATGATACCCACTGCTGGTGTATAATCTGCAAACCTAATGTTATATGGAACTATGGTTGAGATACCAGCAAATACTGTAATAGTTGTTCCAGCCACACCTGTAATTGGAACAGCAGTGTTGTAGATTGGGTCTTTGGATCTTGGATAGTATTTGATTGCAGTGTTTTGGTCAGCAGTACAAGTAAATCCGAGTGAACTATCTCTCATCTTAATACTTTGTCCTACTTCTAGGTCATGAACTCCGATACTCATTGTCATGATACCTACAGACGGTGTATAATCCGCCCCAGACACGGTGTAATCAACTCTAGTAGTAATACCAGCAAAGACCTCGAATGTGTTGGTCTGAACGTTACTGATAGGAACCCAATTATTACTTAAAGGATCAGTGGTTCTTGGATAATATTTTGTTGATGTATATTGATCCAATGAACACTTCCAACCGATAGAACCATCTGCAATCCTAACCATGTCGCCATTTGCAAATCCATGACTAGGAACTGTAAGAGTTAAGATACCTACGATTGGGTTATAGTTAGCGGTTGTGAGTGAGTGTTGACTAGGTCCTGTTAAACCGTGACCATTAAGAGTCAATATCAATGAACCAGTGCTAGGAGTATAATCAGCGTCAGTTGGTGTAATCTGTGATCCGCCAACTATCTGAACTGCATTAGTATCTGCACTTACAAATGTGTGTGCATAATCACCACCAATCTTGATTGTTTTTTCATCAGAACTTACATATGTGTGTGGGTAGTCACCACCAGCAAATGTAGATGTTGCGGTTGCACTGTGGAACTCATGTAAGAAAGGTCCTCCAGTTAGTAATGCACCCTCTTCAGCACGGATAAATTGGTGAGGATAATCTCCACCATATATGATTGCACCAGAGACTGCTTCTTCAAATCTATGAACATATTGATTCTTGACACGGGATATGCCTACATCTATTGAAAGTCCAGTTCCAGCATATCCTGTAATTGGAATAGAAGTATCATATGCAGTTGATCTACTTCTTGGATAGTAGTGTTGGTATGCACCACCGTCTAAAGCACATGTAAATGCAAGACCAGACATGATAACATCCTTACCCACCTTGTATCCATGAGGTGCTGCAGTGGTGACTGTAAGAACACCAGTTATGTTGTCATACAATGCACTAGAAACTCCTAGAGCAGGGTCGTAATCACAAGTAAAGGCAATACCAGAAAGTATAACACAATCATCTATTTCAAGATTGTGATTTTTCCTAGTTACAACAGTTGCAATTCCAGATGTCTCATCATACTCAACATGACCAACTTGGACGGCAGGAGCACTGGTAAATGTTGCAGCAACACCAGTTACATTTACAAAGTCATCAGTTTCTAAACCATGACCCTCAAAAGGTATGAATGAACCTACTCCAGCAGTTGCAGTATGGATACCTGTTGTGGTCACTGCCATACCAATATTCACAGTGAAGTTCTTTGCACTTAGGATACCAGTGACACCAAAATATTGTTGTGTATCTGATGGGAATGTAATCTCACCAATGCCTGTATCAAATTTAATACCAGTTATCTTGACAACACTTGCGGTTGACAATCCATGAGCTGATGAAGCATGAATAGTTGCAATACCAGCGAATGGCTCATAATCTACTTGTGATATGTCAATACTACTTCCACTCTGAGCACCATAAGCAGTGATAGTTGTAATACCATTTGAGAATGTTCCGTCAACATGTGATATCGATCTTGGAATGTAATATCCAGTTCCACCTTCTACGATTTGGAAACTTGTAATGATACCCGCTTCTGCTCTGTTTACTACACCACCACTCACATAATTATGTGCAAATGTAGAGACACCAACAAATGCTCTGAATGTATTTGTAGTATGTCCACTTAATACATCAAAACCAATTTCATTTTTACCTTCTAAGATTGCAGTGTCCACGCCTGCCTGCACTAGACCACCGCTAACATATGCTAGTGCTTGCGTACTAACACCGCAATCTACCAATACGTTTAGACTGTCAATTATTTCTACAATAGGATATGCGTCTTCTCTAAACAAAAATGTGCTTATACCGTTTGTAACCTGTACTTCTTTTACTAAGACACTTCTACTTTGGTTAGTAGAAGTTCCAAGATAATGTCCACCTGTTACACCAATAGTTGTGATACCAGTTATGTAATCGTAACCAAAAGTATTAATATTTCTTAGCGCCGATACTGGAGTGAATGTAAATCCAGCACCTGTAATCCTTACTCTATCATCTTGCACAAAACCATGTGATGAAGCACCAGTATTGAATGTACAAATACCAGTAAGATGGTTATAGTCTGCGGTGGAAATAGCAACAGAACTTCCTGATGATGTTCCTAATACAGCTCTGATACTTGCACCAATACCTTGAGATGATCTTACGCTTATTTCTGGTATTTCTCTATATCCTTGTCCTTTCCCTTCTAATTGTAAAAATTCTACACTACCAGTTGTTCCTACACCAACTCTTGCAGCTGCTTTGAGTGGTAGGTAATAACCAGCACCTGTTTGTAATCCTACCTTGTTAATTCTACCAGCTCTGGGAACTCCACTTAAAAAGTTTATTGCGTTAGCACTATCATTTACAACTTCAAAATCTAAGCCAGGAGTTTGAACAATATTGTTGATTAATATGAATGGATTATTATTGATATCTACGCCAGTATTAACATTGTTGTACAAAGCAGTGGTAATACCATTATTCTCAGTAACAGTAAACTGTGTCCCTGCAATACCTGTAAATTCTAAAGATATATCGTCAAGAATTACGTTAGTATCTTTTGCATCAAACGGATCTAACTTTCTAGAGAATAATCTACCAGAGAAAGAAGAACTAGTTTCTAATCCAATAGGGCCTGCTTTACCGTATGGTGCATCACTGAAAAATATTGAATCATCTACGATATTGTAATCACCTGAGAATACAGATGATAAACCAGTGCCATGACTTGTAGATACTGATCCAAAAGCACCTCTTTCTACAACAACTTGTGAAGTGCTACTTGTACTGAAAACAGGATAATATCCAACACCAGCCTTGAATATAATAACTTCGGATATAGTTCCAACACCACTAATTACAGGATAGAATACACCCTCCTGTATAGGACTAGTTGTTCCCTGTATGATGATCTTTGGAGGATCGGTTTTAGCATACCCTGCACCTCCATCTAAAACTTCAATTCCAGACACACCATATACTGAGTTAAATGACGGTCTGAATAGAGCTCCTGATCCTGGCGTAACTCTTGTTGACATTTATTCCTCTATATGATGTTGATAGAACTACTGCAATATACTCTGGTAACACCAGTGTTATCACGAACAATACTGAACGTCAAAATATCATCATTATTCGTGGATGGAGGAGGATTACCACCAACCCACTTAACACCGTTTGCAATAGCAGCACCGTTTACTCTACATGCGTCTCCGTATGTGTAACCAGTTCCAGCATTGTTGATAAGTGTGACTGTGGTTGCCTTACCATTTTGTCCATTGACATTTGTAAAATCCCAGCTGGTAACAGTTGTTGTTATTCCACCAAGAACAACCGATCCTTGTGAAACATCAAAGGTAAACGTACCGCCTGCACTGACAGCTAATGTATCACTAAAGTTTCCTACAACTTTCTCTGTAATGTCAGAGTTAAAGTTGACCTGATCCATTAAAGTACTTGCACCACTGACCAGAACATCACCTTGAACGTCTAATCTACATGTGGGAGCAGTAGAACCAATACCAGTGTAGGCTTCATTAGTAACAACAAACGACTTATTATCTGATACTGCTGCATCGGATACTCGCAATCCGTGTGCATTACCTTTAGCGACTGCCCAAATAGTAGGTCTTTCGTTTGAGAATGATGCGACTTCTAACTGTGATGTAGGTAGAGAAGTTCCAATGCCGACCATACCATCAGCTTTGATACGGAACATTGTTGCAGCAAATCCAACTTCTATTGGACCATCTGTAATCGCACCAGGCTGTTGAATTGTAATCTTACCAATGTCAGCATAACTTGATGTTACAACACCAGATGTATTGATATCGATATTATCTGTAACACTTGCTGCAAGACCAGCAAGAACGGAAGTTGATGCAATACCGCAGTTTGTAGAATACCCAGCAGTACTAGCAAAAGAAACAAAACTTACAAGGTTAGATCCATCTCCAAAAACATCATATATCTCATTGAAGTTATTATTAATCTTAATAGTCCCTGCCAATAGGGTATCGCCCGTCCCATCATTCGGAGCCGAACCTGTACTAATCCCTTGTTTAGACATTACTTAAAAACGTTTTTCTTTATTTATAGTTAATATGGAGGGTTATCATCCATAGTCACCAATTGACTGTCAACTGAGGTAACACTTGAGTTAACTCTGTTAGTATCATAATAGAAATCAGTTGCAACTGTACTATTCGCTAGTGCGTTTCTGGCTTGAGCAAATGTTGAGTCACCTACTTGAATTACTTTCAACAATTCATCATCTAATTTGATTACATCTCCTTTTGAAATTGATGAAATACCAGTTGTAATACTGATACCTTGATCGCCAGGACCCACAGCATCAGCAACTTCAACAGATAGTCTCTTATTTGAAAGAGGTGTCTGAATAATATTATCAATCAAGATGAGTGCTTGTTTATTTGGTTCTGCAACTTTAAGTATTTGAGTTCCAGTTCCTAGACCAGTAAATTGGAAAGGAAGTGAAGTTGAGAGACCAGCGATTCTAAATTTAACATCATCAACTTTTTGTATGAACAAACGCTCAGGCATGATGTCTGTTCCTAACTCCACAGGAGATAGTAAGATGTTGTTAGTTGGTGTTGTTCCTCCAATGTATGTACCAGCAATTGAAATAATATTAGTAGCAGCATATCCAGTTCCACCATTTACAACCTCAACATTAGTAACATCTAAATTACTATCTCTAGTGATGTTAAATGTTGCACCTGTTCCACCAAATTCTGGCACAGTTGATGGGACATCAGTGTATACAGTTGAAATACCAGCAGCAGATCCTGTTGTTTTAGTGACAGGGAAAGTTAGGTTGTTAGCTGGAGTCGCACCACCTAAGTATGTTCCAGCAATACTTACATTGTCAGTAACAAAATATCCAGTTCCACCATTTGTTAGAACAACAGCTGTTCCTATACATTGTCCAGTACCGCCGTCAAAATCAAATCTGACTTGGAATGTAGCACCAGATCCTCTAGTGGATATGCCTGGCACACCACCTTCTGCCATTCCAAATCCATATAATCTAAACAGTGGGCCAGGAGGATTCTCTGTCACAGCAGTTCCTGTTACAGGGCCTGGAATCTGTATATTGTATCCATTTTCATACATTGCACTGCCACCGACACCAGATGTCTTGACAGCCATGATAATATCTCTTGTTCCTGTGGTATGAGATGTAGTTCCAATACCAATCTTATCACCACCTTGAGTATCGAGAATAACAGCTTGACCAGTTTGGAAGTTATGATTCTGAATACTGATGATGTTTAGTGCAAGATCAACGTCGGCTGATGCTGCAGCATTGAATGACTTTTTGAAACATGGCACTCCACCAACAGATAATCCAAATTGTTTACTACCAACTAGTGTTCCTGTTCTATCATGTGTTCCATTGAAACCAGAGGATATGTCATCTAAATTCAAGACCTTATTGGTCTTGTTCATAATGAAACTCTTGATGGGTCTACCTTCTGGGAAGAAGATTCTCTGTACAGAACCATTAGGTAACTGATCATCTTCAGTAACCATGGCAAAGTTATCTCTCTTGCCCATGTATATCTCATTGTCAATATTGATAACAAGATCAACCTTAGTATCCACTGCCTGAACCTTCATGTTGATAGACTTAGCAATACCAACATTTACGAGCTCTTCTGCATCTTTCTTAGAATCACTCTCTACGATAAGATCAGAGAACTCTAAGAATCCAGATGGGTGAACGATAGATTTTACAGGTTCTTTCCATGTGTCATATGGAAGCTTACTCTTGATTGAATAAGAGAACTTCTGGAAGTAGAAGTTGTCAGATATTCTTTGACTGAAATCGTTGAGAATACCAACGTTCATGTCATTCTTTGAAACTTTATCTCTTGTAACGCCTAGAGTTGTTCTAACACTGAATCTGTTTACATCTCTTACTCTACCTAATAGTTGTGATACCTCACCATACAAAGTATCGCCTGGTATGAGAGTTCCGATAGTGTCTCTTAATCTTAACTGACTTATCTTACCATTCCAACCATTCTCAACAACAAAACCTTCAAACGCTCTTGATGTTACTTTTTCACCAGAACTAAATTTGGCATCGTCAATAATTGTCATATTGAACTTCGCCATGTCATTGAAGTTGACAAGAGAACCTAGAGTAAAGTCATCATCATAAGAACCAAGTGTTACAGTAGAAATGCCAGGAGCACTAGACATGTCAAAAGTAACAGTCGCATTTACGGTGTTGACACCTGTAACTGTATAGAATGAGAAGTCGTAATCAGAGGAGTTGAAGTTACCTTCTCCAAGAAGTAAAGAATTTGGTTTTAATCTACAGTTTTCAACAAATACTTTATCACCAATAGCAAATGGTAACTTAGTATCTGTAGATCCAAATCCAGTGGTAACAGGCTGATTGAACTGTGCATCTAATAACAATTCAGCAGTGACAGTAGTTCCACTGTGACTGATAGCATCAATGTCGTAACCATTAGAGTTGTTAGTTGTGATGATACTTAGTGGTTCACTGAACTCAAAAGCATTTTTGAGGATAAGAACCTTATCTACAGATCCACCAGATATCGTTGCCTCTATTTCTACCTTATCGTTACCACGAACTGCAAGTGTAGGAGGTTGGTTATATCTAACACCACCGTCTACAACTTGAATCTCATCCATTCTAGCAATGCCACTGATATCAACAATGGCTGGTACAGATAAGAATGGTAACAGAGTAGGATCAGTAGGATAATCAAATCCATCTTTGATTCTTTCAATGGTATCAATCTGACCAATCTCAGGAGATGAAACTTTTACAATGCCATCTTGACCTTGTGTACTAGCAAAACCAATAACTCTAGGTAACACAGTGTATCCTTTGCCTGGGAAATTGATCTTGGTTGAATCAATAGGTCCTCTTGCATTTTTAGATTCGGTGCTGTATGTGATTGTGCTTACACCTATTCTTGATATTAACTTCTGTGTTTCTGGTGGTTTCTCTACTAAGTTGAAAGTAAAAGTCTTATCGTCTTTTTCGATAATGGAGTGTTGAGTCTTAAGAACAGTGTTCTTGAATGTTATGTTGTTTCTGCCAGTAACATCAGTATCGGAAGATCCGTATAGTTTTCTATTATCTGAAGGAACGACAGGAGTTAAAGCATAGAATGTTTTCTCTGGCCAACTATTTGTTGTGTTGATAGTTACAGTGGCATTTGCATTTCCTGATACATCACTTCTTGTGATGTTAAATCCAGTAGCGTTTGTACCAGTTACATCAAGTCTTTCTTTGAAATTAATATCATCAAAGAAGTCTAGTTTCATATCCAACAAACTTGGATCAGATACATCAAATGTAATTGTATTACCAGTAGTAAACTCTAGAGGTGGATTTATCTTGGCAATAAAACTCTTGTTGTTGGCAGACGCTTCTGTTACTGATGTAATTCCAACAGGGTTTGCATCAACAACATCTGACTTGTACTTACAGAGTTGAATTGCATCAACACTTTCTCTAAGAACAAAATAGGTCTCATTATTGATCAAACCATCAATAGTGTTACCATTGTCATAATAAACGACTTTATCGCCACTCTGTAGTGACTCATCTAATATTGTAATCTCAGTTAAGTCAGCAGAGAAGGCTGATACAGCAAAACCAATTTTTTCAGTTGTAATTTTAGCAATTACTGGATCATACCTGACTGCAACAGTTTCACTAGATTTTGGAAGTGCATCTAAAGTAATTACATCTCCAGTAAGTAATCCATGAGCAGATGTAACTCCAACTTCACCAAAGAACCTTTCTACTCTACTTGTAACTTTAGGGAAGTTAGTTGTGAAGGAATGTGCGAATCCAGAGTTTGATGCTAGATTATAGAACCATACGGCATCACCTGTGGTTGGAATACCGATTGTAGACAATCCAATATAGTCGGGTTCAAAATTGATGGCATATACATCACCATTGTTCGGAAGGACTTCTGTACCGACACCAGATGTGGCACCAGCAGATACTTTAGCCCACACAAGGGAAGTTCCACCAATACCCATATTATAGGTTAGTTTCTGGCCAGTAAAGAACGTATGATCTTTGATAAAGATTCTTTGTTGAGGAACAAACCTATTTTCTATTGTTTGTACTGTGCTTAAACCAGTAAGAGGTAAAGTGTAGTGTGTACCAGTAGATCCAACACCAACTGTCTGTTGTGGATTGAAATAGGTGATAGTATTCTCAAAAGTGAATCTCATCACTGTAGAGACTCCTACTGGGAATGTAAACTTCTTAGGTTTAAGAATAATGTTATCTGTACCTACACCATGAGTAAAGGCAGCACCAACAAAGCTTTCTCTGTTTACAAAGAACCTAGAGAACTGTTCATCAATGGCAGTGATAGTAAATGACTCAGTTCCAATTCCTATGGTGTCATTTACTTCAAAACCACTTACATCAGTTACAAAAATAGATGTACTAGGCCCTGTAGCAGATAAGTCACCTAATTCAACAGCAAGACCAGAAGTTTTGTTAAATACACTAATTTTCTTAGGTCCATTGAACTCTGCAAAGGAGGCAGTGCTAATACCACTTAATACAACTGTTTCACCGTCTGTAATTTCATGTGGAACACTTGTAATACCAACAATGCTGTTTTTATCTTTTACAAGCTCTACATTAGTAAAAGTAGTAACTCCTATCTGTACTGTAGTGATTGGTTTACCTAAAACAGACCCAACTACGATATTAGCGCCAGTTCCATTAGTTCCAAAGTTGTCTAACTCTAAAACATCGTCTACTTTGTATCCATCACCTCTAGAGAAGATTGTTACGGAAGAAATACCAGAACTCTTTGTTTTTAAGACTTCAAACTCTTGTTTTAGAGCATCCTTTACATCATCAATCAATTCATAGTCAGAATTACCAAATGAGAGGTAATATGGAGCTACGTTTCTTGTAAGATCTCTAGATGAGATATCAATGTCCTGATTGAAGAAAGTTACGAAGTTTTCTTCGATTGGAGTGTCTTTAAATGAGTTTCCAACCAGATATGGGAATTTTGGTTTAGCAACACCACTGGAATCAACATCTACACTGTAGAAGTAAGCATATACTCCATCTGGGTACTGTGGAGTCACACAATAGCGTCCACCGTGTACGTCTAGGTCTCCTGAGTTGTCAAAGATGTAATCATTGGTGAAATATCCAAAAGCAAAGCCAGGAGGTCTTATACCCGATCTTAGAGTGGTGTCAAGAATGAAACCAGACTGTAATCTTTTGATTGCTCCTCCTGTTGGAGTCTGATATCCATAAGGACCGTAAATTGGGTTGCCATCATAGGCAAATCCAAGAATAGGAGAGTGGAAAGCGTTAGGTGTCTCTAAGTTACCAGCATCAATGTTATCTCCAAGTTGGAATCTAAGTTTTTGTGGAGGATAGATACCAATTGTCTGTAATTGGAAGGCAGGGTTAGTACTTGGTTTAGTAAGTAGCGAATCTTCGTCACTAATGATGGCAGTGTTCTTTTGAACTTGGTTTATCTTCCATTCACGAACGTCTGCAATGAATTTAGCAGATTTACCTCTGTTTTGTAAATCTAAAGTCGTATCGCTTGATCCATAACCAATACCACCGTCAAGAATACTTACACCAGTGATTTTACCGCCAGAGACAAGAGGTTTGATGTCTGCAAAGCTACCAGTTGGACTGAAGATGTTAATATCGGAATCTTCACGGTATCCTTTACCAGAAGCAAGGATTTGAACGTCTACAATCGATCCATCAATGATAATTGGTTTTAATAGTGCTTTGAATACAACAGTTGAGATACCAACATCAGGTCTTCTATGGAAATCCATGATATTAGTACAACCATAACCAACACCACCTTCTTCTAGGAAAACACTTTCGATTTCACCAAGAACTATAGGTTCTATCTCTGGTTTGATGATAGTTGTGCTACCGATAGCAGATAAACTCTCTACATTGATAACAATAGGTGGATATTTGATAGTATGCTTACCAGAACCAAATCCACGAATCACAACAGGCTTGTTTTTGTTGTAATTGGTCAAATCTCTCTGTGATGAGACACCTACATCACATAATCTAAATCTATTGCTGTCTATAACTCTAACTGCATACTGTGTGGTTGTAGAAAGACCATTTGCAATCGTTCCATCAGTAGAATACTCTACAATTTCACCATTATTGAAATTATGGTTGTATGCAAGAATATAATCGTCAGATGTGCTGATACCTGACTGAGTATCACCATCTACAGATCTACCTTGTACAATAATCTTCTTGTTTGAGTAACCAGAGCCAGGATTCTTGACATAAATCCTAGTTATCGTATTTTTAGCTTGAAGTGAAGTAAATTTATGGAAACCAAAGCTGATGTTTCCAATGTCTACAGTGTTGATACCTACTTTTGCATCTTCCGATGTCTTGTATAACTTAATTCTCTTTTCATTGACGATACCAGCGTAGTAAGTTGATCCATCAACGATATTAACGATAGGTGGGTTGCCTCTAGAGTCATATACTATCGCTTCACCCTCTTCAAAGTTATGTCTCTCTGGAAAGAGTACACTTTCATCAAAAGTGTCAACTGATGTACCATCAGCTTTAAAGTTTACAACAATAGAACCTCTAACTAAGTTAGATTCAAGGACGGCACCAGTTCCGTTACCACCACTAACAGTAATCTTGGGTTTTTCCT